CCTCGGCGTCGATCGGCACCACCACATCGCCGTCCGCCGTCACCGCGTCCTTGACCGGCGCCAGCGGATCGCGGCCATAGCCGAGCAATTCCGAGTTCAGCAGCGGCTGCTCCGCCCCCAGCGAGGTGCTGGCGAAGGGCATCCGCGTGTAGCCGCTGCCGGGCGGCGTGCCATAGGTCGTCTCGAACGCGAGCGCCATCCGCGCCCGCGCCCCTTGCGCGCGTGCCATCGTGTTTCTCCTCGGGTTGTCGGGTCAGGCCAGTGTGTCGGCCGTGGAGTGAGGCGGATCAGACGACAGTCCAGTGGACTGTCGTCCCGCCGAACGCAGCACCCGCATTGACGGTGGTGTCAGCCAAGCGGGTCCGAAACGGAGTAATGCAGAATGACCGGAATGACCGCCGCCTTCAGGCTGGCCGCGCCATCCACCGGCAGATCGACCGGCTGCGGCGCCTCCGCCTCGACCCAGTCGCACAAGCCGCCCAGCGTGCGGTCGGCGGCAAACGCCGTTCCGATGCTGGCGCAGAGCGTGTCGAAGGCGGCATCGCGGGCAGTGCCCTGCACCACGGCCTCGATCTCGGCGCGGTGCTGATAGTGATAGCGCAAGGGCGAGAGCGTCACCTCGGGCTCCCCCGGCTCGCCATCACGCAGGATCAGCAACCCGGCTGCCGGCACACGCTCGGGCAGCACCTCGCCGCGCAGGGCGGTGGCGGGCAGTGCCGCAAGCCGCGCGTGCAGCGCGGCGAGGATGGTTTCGCGGGTCGTGGGCATGGTGATGCTCGAGCCGTTCTTGAAAATTAGTGCCCGCAAGCTATATAGCTTCCAAGACATGAGGACCGAATGCCCTGGACCGTTTCCTTCGCCGACGAGTTCGAGCCGGAGTTCGACGAACTCGATGACGAGGTTCAGGACGCGATCCTCGCCCGAGTGCTGCTTCTCGAACGCGAGGGGCCTTCGCTCGGGCGTCCGCATGCCGACACCCTGACCGGGTCGAAGCACGCGAACATGAAGGAGTTGCGCTGCAGCGCCGCCGGCGGCGTCTGGCGCATCGCCTTCGCATTCGATCCCGACCGGCAGGCGATCCTGCTCGTCGGCGGGGACAAGTCGGGTGGCAGCGAGAAGCGCTTCTACAAGCAGCTGATCGTCCGGGCCGACGAGAGGTTCGACCGCCACCTTGCGGCACGGAAAGGATGACGACCATGGCACGAAGCCTTCAGGACAAGCTGGCCACGCTCGACCCCGCCCGCCGCGCGCGGATCGAGGCCGAGGCCGAACGTCTGCACACCGAATACCTGACGCTGCAGGAACTGCGGAAGGCGCGTGACCTGACGCAGGTGCAGCTCGCCGAGACCCTCGGCATCCAGCAGGCGACGGTCGCCAAGTACGAGCGCCAGAGCGATCTGCTGCTCTCGACCCTCACCAGCTACGTGCGCGCGATGGGCGGATCGCTCAAGCTGATGGTGGAGTTCCCCGGCAAGGAGCCTGTCGCGCTCGAAGGGCTGGGCGAAATCGACGAACCGCGCCGCCGTCGTCGCGGACAGGACGTTCCCCCTGTTGCAGCCCGCCCCTGACGGTCAACGGCTTTCCCCCCAGTTCGCCACGATCAGCCCCGGCACCGCATCGCGCGCCCGCTCGGCATCGCGCGCGAGGTCCAGCCGCTTCGGCAGCCTGACCTGCGGGACGAGCAGGAAGATCGGCACGGTGGTGAGCCCACGGCCGGTCTTCGAGCGCGAAGGTGAGGCGGGACCGTGGCCCCGGTGGGGCCGCGTAAGCCCGCCGAACGCGCGGCCCTTCGTGTTCAGCCGTCCCTCGGCGACCAGCAGGCTCGGGCCGGTGCGGCGATAGACGAAGCGCAGGCGCAGGCCGGTGCGGCGTTCCCACTCGCCGGGCGTGATCCGGCCGCCGCGCAGGGACTTGCCCGCCGCGGCCGTCGGGATCGCCAGCCAGAACCCGGCTTTCGAGCGGATCAGCGGGCCGGTGTCATGCGCGCCGACGATCACCGGCGCCTTCGACCAGACCAGAGCGGCGGCATTGAGGCTCGGCCGGCTTTTCGGATACTGCTCGGAGCGGATGGTGCGGGCAAGCCGTGCCCCGAGACCGGCGCCGGTGATCTGCGCCCGCCAGGCGGATTTCAGGCCGGTCCCGGCCTCGCGCATCGCCGTGGTGACGGCCTTCTCGCCCGCGCGGGTCTCGGCCGCCATGATCCGGGCGATATCGCCGACGATGTTGACGCCGAGCTTCATGTCGGCCTCAGGTCCACGGTCCAGACCAGCCGCTCGCGGTCGCGCACCGGCTCGCCCTGGATGAGAAAGGCCTCGCCGTCGATCTCGATGCGGTCGCCGGGGCGCGGCGCTGGCACCTCGGCGACGCGAGGGTCGATCCGGGTGGTCTCGGACCAGAGCCGCGCGTCGCCGAAGTCGGTTACCGCATCGGCACGCCGGGCGACGATGCGCACCAGAACGGGCGCGCCTCCGTCGGCGATGTAGACCGCGTCGCACCCGATGTTCGGATCGGCGAAGAGCGCGCCGACGGCGGCGGCGAAGGCGCTCATCAGAACGCCGCATTCAGCCGCACGCGGCCGATGGTTTCACCTGCGCCACCCGCCACCGCCTCGATCGCTACGCCGATCAGGGTGTTCGAGGTGGTGGTCTTGGTCGCTTCCTTCGCTGTGTTGTCCCAATAGACCTTGTCGCCGACCGACCAGGCCTGCGATGCGACCTTCTTCAGATCGAAGACGCCGACAAGCGCGGCCTCGACGGGATCGCCGCTGGCGGCACTGCCTGCGGCCACGCCGAAGATGGAACCGACGAGCAGGCCATCGCCGGAGGCGACGGCATAGGGCGCGGTCAGGGTGATGGTGTTGCCGGGCTGGGCGTAGTTTTTCATGAGGAGGATCCTTGTGGAAAGACGAAGGGCGGCCCGTGAGGACCGCCCGTGTGCTCGGGTTCATGGGTAAAGCGCCGGGCTGTTATGCCCCGGCATTCTTGTAGAGGCCGCGCCAGTCGATGGCCTTGGCGCCGAAGTCGAGGCGGCACTTGATCTCGACACCATCGACGTCGAAGCCGTTGCGGGTCTCGATATAGGCGCCCTGCTGTCCCTCGAGATAGGCGTATTCGATGGTGTCGATCTGGGCTGGAGAGGCGGCCAGATACCATGCCGTCTCGCTGGCCGCATCGAGCCGGGGCTCGCTGATGGGGCTGAGCTTCCGGATCGACTGCGGTACCACGCTGGCGGTCGCGGCGGGGACGAGGTTCTGCGCGACCAGTTGCTCGGCTTTCAGCTCCAGCGATGCCGGCACGATCAGATAGGCGGGGCGGATGTTCAGCACCGTCTTCTTGTCGAGGCCGGTCTGTTTCGCCATCGCCGCGCGGGCCGCACCGACGCTGGTGACGTCGAGCGCCGCCGCGGTGCCGGCGAGGTTCCGGTGGTTGGCGTGGAACAGTGTCGTGCCATCGGCCATCGCCGGGTTGGCGGTGATGATCCCCCAGACGACATCGCTTTCCAGCTGGGCGATGGAGTTGCCGTACATCGCCGGAATCCGGGTGAAGGCGTCGAGATCGTCGTTGATCAGCACCTGGCGGGTGATGGCGACGACGCGGCCATAGGTCTTGACCTTGTAGCTCTCCTTGCTCTCGCCCAGCGTGCCGCGGGTGAACTCGCCGCTCTCGCCCACCTTCAAGAGTTGCGGCGCCTCGCCGAGCTGCACCCTGTGCATGGACTTGAAGTCGGTGGCCAGCACCTGGCGGTCCGAGCCGCGCAAAAGTGCGGGGATAGGCGTCGTAGGCCTGCCGCAGGGTCTTGTTGGTGACGGCCGACAGGATCTCGGGAAAGTCCGAGGTCGAGTTCAGGGCGCGGGTCGCCACCTCGTCGCGCGACAGGCCGCGGGTGTTCACCCCGGCATTGCCGAGGCTCTCGCGGGCGAGTTCCAGCAGGGTCATGCCGCGGTACTGCCGCGCGGCATCTTCCAGCGGGAACAGCGTCGGGCTGTAGCGGTGCAGCAGTGTACATGGTGCTTCTCAGACGCACCGCGCTCTGCTACGCTCTTGGCTTATAGACGGTACACATTGGGGAAAGCGAGCATGAATGAGCGATTCTTTGTATATAAGTCCTTGCTCGCTGTTGCCGTTACGGTCACGATCAGTGCAGGCGCTGCATTCAGCCAATCGTCAGACCTAAAGGGCTTTGTTTTCGGGGAAACGACCATTGATGAATGGAGAGAAGCCGTTTTCGAAGAGCAAATCAACCTGATTACCGGAAAACTCGAAGTTGTCGCTCCATTTTGCGCATCAGGAGAACAGGGATCTCTTCCGAATCGTTTCTATTTCTCCGACCAGACATACAATCCAGATCTAGGAATCGAATCCTGCTATGACTATGCGCCTAGCTGCACATTATGCTTCAGCTCACTCGCTCAAGCCGCCACCGATCGGAATCTATGGACCTTCATGGATGGCACACTCGTCAAGATGAGCGCCACGATGTATCGCGGCCAGCTTCTGAATAATTCGCTTGGCCCACTGACTGCCAAGTACGGCGAGCCGGATGAAATCAGCACGAGCACCGTAAGTAATGCTATGGGTGCGCAGTTTGAGAATCGCCAATGGATCTGGCATTTGAACGATCTCGAGATTGCTATTATTGAGCGCATTGGGGAACTTGACAAGTCCCTCATTATTTTTCGAGAGCCAGAACTAGAACTGAGAATGAATCGACGACTACAACAAGCTACACCTGATACATCGAATCTATAGAGGCGCGGATGGCAACTTATTCCGAAATTCAGGCGCGGGTGCGATCCGACTACGGATTCGTTCCTAAGACCTGCTGGATAGCGCATGTTCTGTCCGATTACGGAAGGACAGTAAGAATCGCACCGAATCGACACGATCCCTCCGTGCGCGTCAGCCCATGCCCAGAGGGAAGGCGGGCACCGATTGAGAACGTCTTGAGAGAACTGGATATGATTTGAAACCGGCGCGGCAGACGCGCGCGCCCGCCGACCAGACCACCTCTTCGGTGCGCGCGTCATTGTCGACGCTGTTCGGCGCAAGCTCCGCCGACCGGCGCAGGGCCGGCAGTTCGATCATCGTGTCCATGGGGTCAGTCCTGTTGGTCGGCCTGCGCCGTGGTGGTTTCAGCGTCGGCGGTGGGGTCGGCGGCCGGATCGCTGGTCTGCGCGCTGCCGGTTTTGGTGACGCGGCGCGGATCGCTGTCGAGAACCAACCCCAGCTCGTCGAGCTTCGCATTGGTCGCGGCGATCTCGGCCAGGACCGCGTCGGGGTTGTGGCCCTGCCGGGCGATGGCCTGCGCCAGCGTCATGGTGCCGGAGCGGATTGCCAGCAGGTCGGCCATCGCGTCCTTGTAGGGATCGACGGCGTCGAACTTCGGCGGCGACCATTCCACCGGCACGTCCGGCGTCGGGATCTGGCCCGCCACCCATGCGGCCTCGGTGAACCAGCGCCAGACCGGCGCACAGAGCATCGGGATGAAGAGCTGCCACTGCACCGCGTCGATCATGCGGCGGAACTCGACCAGCCCGGCGCGGATCGAGGAATAGTTGACCTGGGACAGGTCGCCGGTCAGCAGCTCGTAAGGCATCCTGAACCCGGCCGAGATGGTGTGCAGGCTGGCGCGCTTGTACTCAGCGTAGCCCCCGGTGGCGTCGGTTTGAAAAATGGTGCGGGCAACAAGGGGGCGAAGCCACTTCCTCAAACCCACGCGGCCCCTTCACTCGCACTTCGTTTTCAAAGCTTTGCCCTTGCGCAGCGTCCCGATTGCACAGCACTCTTGCCGAGTGATAGGACATGAAGGAGCAGTGCCGCTGCAACCAGACGGGCTGTATGACCTTCAAGACCAGAAAGGATGCATCCATGATCCGTTGTCCGCAGTGCCGCAGCCTGTGCGTTATCCCCATCGCTTATGGCAAGCCCGGCGACGATCTGCTGCATGCAGCGGAGCGCGGCCTGGTCGAGCTTGGGGGCTGCGTAATCGATGATGAAAGCCCACGATGGCGCTGTCTTGACTGTCGCCATGCCTGGGGGTGTTTCGATGATGAACTGGAGGAGGATGAAGACGAGGAGAATGCCGAACGGCTGTATCAGCGGCTCTCGCGTGTCCGCGATATTGTCGAGAGGCATCTGTTTTCGATCTATACCGGCATGGTATCGTCAGATCTGTTTGGTTTCTGGAATCGGTCGAGCGAGAACCCTCTTGAGGCGGCATATGCTTATGTCCAACTGAAGAAGGAACTGGGCATTGAAATGGGAAGCAGCGCCGAGACCTTCGATTTCGTCCGGTCGTTCATGCAGCGCGAACCCGAGATGTATGAGAGAATCATCAAGGAGGCGAGAACGCAGGTGTGCGTCCAGACGCTTACCGGGGACGCGAGCTGGGGGCTACATCAATGCTTGTTCAACGCCTGTCGGCTAATGACCAACGAATTGGGTGGCATGGTGAACGGCGAAAGAACAACCGACGAGCGGCTGGACGATATTTTCAGGACGATTCGATCAGGGGTCGACAACATCGAGTGATCGCCATTTGTCCCCATGTTGCTTGTCGGGCTGTCATCCTGCGGTCGCCGGGCGGCAGCGCCGGTATGCCAAGCCCTGCAAGCGCACAGGCGTTGCGTCGCCCGAGCCAGTCGGAGCGACGCTTGCCCTGCGGGGCATGTCCGGGCCGGTGAATTTGCCCGGCCGGATCGGTGTCACCGTAAGGCGCGGCCCCGAGCTGATCCTCGAGGTCGCGCCATTTCTCCTCAGTCCAGCGGTCCGCGCCCGCGATCCAGGCGGCCGCGCGGGCATAGACCCGGCAATCCAGCGCCTCGTTCCGCTCGCGCAGCTTCTGCCATTCCAGCCGGGCAAAGCCGCGCTTCGTGCGCACCGTCACCAGCTGCTCGGCTACGAACTGCTTCAGCCATTCATTCCCGACCCAACTCGGCAGGTGCACCGATCCCGGCGGGAATTGTGCTCCCGCCGCCGTATCCTCTTCGGTCGGCCGGTCCAGCCGCAGGAAGCGATAGGTCTCGGCCTTGAAAGTCGAAACGGCCACGGTCCAGAGGCGTGCCCCGCGCCGCAGACGTTTGCCGCCCTCGGTCGCATCGACGAAGGTCGGACCCGAAACCGGGCTGGAACGGTTGAACCCCTCGACGCCCTTCACCGGCGCGACCTGCGCAAAGCCGACCTTGCGTGACCAGGCATAGACCGCCGGGGCCTCGTAGCCCGTGTCGATGGCCAGCCGCGCGATCCGAAGATGCGCGCCACCTTCGTGCGGCCAGCTTCGATCCAGCAGCGCCGTCAGGTCGCCCCACGCCTCATGCCGATCCGGCCCGCCC